GCTGCTCCATATAAGAAAGCATATATAAAACGTTTTGCTTGTTGTCGTGTGGCTAATCCTGCGGCTTCTTGGTTTGCTGTATGAATATCACCATGCAAAATTTCTTTTACATATCTACCACCATCATAAGGGTATATATAATGTGCTAAACATCTAAGTTCCAGCCCACTGGCATCTATTCCTACTAATTTCTTATTTTTAGGAACAGTGTATAATTCTCGGAACTCATGGTCGGAAGGTGTTTGTGCTACGTTAGGCTTAGCGTGAGTCATACGTCTAGACACTGCTCCAAGTGTATGTACCCTGCCATGTATTCTTCCATCTTTAGCTACATACTTTAATACCGCTTGCCCTCCTTCGGCTAATAAACCTATGAGCTTCTTTAGTTTTAAATATCGCGCTATCTTTTTAGCAACGGGATACTCTAAACTGTTTAATATAGTTTCATCTACTTTTGGTTGGTTGTTTGGTGTAAATTCTTTAGGTTGCCATCCGTAAGTCTCTATCAAGTATTCAGCTACCTGTTGCCTAGACCCCGGATTAAAAGGTATTATTCGTATTTTAGGGTCACCTTTCTTTATTCCTAGCTTTGCATTATTTCTCTTATATTCTCCTGTAACAACTTCTTTAGGCGGTATTTTAGAAAACTCTTCGTCAAGCTCAGCTACCTCCTCATACATTTTACCTAGTAATTCTCTAGCTTTCGTTACATCAAAGAGAAAACCATAACGCTCTTGTCTGGCTATTATTTTAGCTACTTCTTGTTCTAACTCAAGAGCATCTTTATATTTAGCTACCTTAGGTTCTATGTATTCATAGACTTTCCTTGTTACTACTATATCTTGTTTCGCATAATCTATAAAATCATCTCTAGTTTCTTCGTTTAACTCCCAGTCATGTTTACTACTAAAGTCGCCCTTTAATTCCTCTAATCTATATCCCCAAGCTCTTAATGAGTTGCTACCATAGAGCTTCTTAGGGACTCTAGTTCTCCATTTATGATTTTGTGTATCAGCCAGATATAAATCTCTATATATCAAAGACGTTGCTATCATTACATCATATACCTCGCATTTAGGTTTCCAATTGTATTCTTGAGCTAATACTGGTAAATCAAAATTGATAATATTGAATCCTACTAACAAATTCGCAGTATCCATAATCTTCAAAGCTTCCTCTATATCCAAGAATACCCTAGGTTCTTCATCATTCACAGCTAAGGCTACCATCAAAACGTCCATATCATCAAAATCTAGCCCGTTTGTTTCAATATCAAAAAATATCTTTCGCATCACAGCACCTCCTAAAAATCCTCCTCCTCATAATCCCATAGACTTTCTAACAAACCTAAGTCTTCAAAGCATTCTAACATAGTATCTATATTATCATATAGCTCTTCTATAGTCCCATTGTTTTCTAAAGTGTATAAAAAGGTGTATTTGCTTAAATCTGGTTCTGTAGGGTCGTTCTCATGAGCATGTGTATATCCTGCTCTTCTCATCCTTGTTTCCTTAGTAGCCTCTACTCCTATAGGGTGCCATCCATGGGAAACTAAGTATTCATATTCATGCTTCATTCTTACATCAGTTATCACTACTCTATCTAAAGCTGGGTCTATTTTAGATAATGTATATTTTACCCATACTAGAGGGTCTATTTCCCTCATTTTTTCACCAATGGCTATCAACAAAGCTCTATCTTTATTTTGCATACCAAAGTATTTTCTAGCTATTTCATAAACTCCTTCAGCTAATGCATAAGGTTGAAAACCTTCATACCTGTATAAATATTCTGCTATAGTATCCTTTCCACTTCTTTGTTTGCCCATTAAAAACATTCTCATAAACATTACCTCCTTAGAAATCTTCATTATCGTCTTCAAAGTCATCATAAGGATTATACGGTGAAAAACTTTGTTCCTCTATAAGTACTCCGTGTCTATACTCTAAAATAGATGCTACTCCAGTATTACCAAATAGCCTTGATTTTAGTACTCTAACTTTAGTCTCATTACGTTTATGAGCGTCTTTATGCTGTATGTTTCTTTCTAAAGCTATTACTGCGTCAGCGGTTTGAGCTGGACTTAGTGAGCCTCTTAAGTCTTGGATACTCACTCTAGCTCCTTCTTCATGCTTTTTATGGGAGTTGGAATTCAAGTGAATTACTAGGACAACTCCGATACCTGTGTTTTCAATAAAGCTCCTTAATTCAGTAACAAAAACATCTATGGCTTTTCTTTCGTTATCTATATCTAATCCAGAAATCAAAATACTTAAATGGTCAAGGAATATAAAATCTACATTCATAGCTTTTGCTAAATATTGTATTTGAGTAAGCATATTTTTAGGATTTAACGAACCAAAATGATTATATAAGAATAGTCTGTCTTTAAACTTATCGTAACTGGCTTTAAAAGCTTCTTGGGGAATTAATGTTCTATCTAAGTATAAATCCCCTAATGGTACATTATTATCAATAGCTATAAAACTAAGTAACGTCTTTTCAATACTTTCTTCTAGTGCAATATATCCGACTCTCACATCCTTATGTAAAGTTAATAACGAATAAGCTAAATGTTTAGAAAATGTTGATTTACCTACACCTGTACCAGCACCTACAACAACTAACTCATGCTTTCTTAATCCTTTAAGGTAATTATTCAAGCCTTCAAAATGTACTTTGTAATTGGTATGCTCTGGTGTTTTTAATAACTCATCTATTTGCAATTCATGGGCTAATAAAACATTATCTGGTCTATACAATTGAGCATTCATGAGAGTGTCATAGATATAATTAGCTCCTTCAGCTAACATAGCCTCATTAGCATCCTTATATTTATCGGTAACCACATGAACTTTACCTGGCGTGATTAACGGCACAACCTTTTCCACGGCTTCTCTTCCTGGTTCATCTTGGTCAAACCACAAGATAACCTTTTCAAAACGTTCTACAAATTTTAAGTTATTAGCTATCGCCTTAGCAGCCGATTTTGCACCATTAGGTAGACTAACAACTCCAATGTATGGACTTTTGACAGACTGGGCAATGCTTAAACAATCAATTTCACCTTCAGTAATTACCAAAGTATTTGCTTTATTACTCACTATACTCTGGCCAAATAATTCTATACCATTAGATTTACCTATCCAAAAGAATTCTTTATCTTTGGTTCTTACATGTTGCCCTATTAATGTACTTTTATCATAATAATTAGCGACTTGAACCTTTTGGTTATTATAAATACCCACTCCATAATTATACATCTCACATATTTCTTTAGTCAAGCCTCGTTTAGGTATTGCTGTAAAGCCTATTTCTATGAATTTGACTTCTTTTGGGACAACTACTGGTTCATAATCTGGTAACACTTTACCTCCTCCTTTATTTGCTTTATTTGTAGAAGGTGGGGGTTCATAATGACCACAACTAAAGCAGTAGAAATGGCCATCAGAATACACAGCTCCAGCATCTGAACTCCCACAGTTATGACAAGCAGTGTGGTACAAGAACCTGCTATCATCTTCCATTGGGTGCATAGTATCACCTCGGTTTTATATCATTTAATAATGTTTTTACTTTGAAAGTCTTTGGTATAGGTCTTGGAGGTTCTTTTAACCATTCTTCAGGAATATGTTTGATAGCATAAGGAAATCCGTGTTTCTCACACCAATCACTATATCTGGTACTACTCATTTTGTGTATTTTATTGTTAGCACCAAAGACTAGTCTTAAGTCTAAACTAGGATATAACTCTTTGACTTTTAAAAGCTTCTTTCTATCATCAGCTGTAAAATAGCCTTTTATTTCGATAACAATACCATTATCAAGTATAACATCTGGTGTGTATGTATGTGTGGTTACATAAGTAAACTTTAGGGACTCATACTTATATTTAATTCCTTTCTCGTCTAGTTCATTAAGTATTTGTTTTTCAAGACCTGAGCGGGTATTGCGCTTTTGACGCCCCGCCCAGCGTCTATATGGAGAACCCGCCATTAAAAGTCAGCCTCCACATCTACTCCTGGAGTGTCTGGAGTAAATCCTGTATCAATACTACCAACTTCATTAAGGATATCTTCAACACTCATTGCATCTTCTGGAATTTCATCATCATCATCAAAAGTATCCTCGAACTCATTTTCAAGTAATTTGTAAATCTTTACAGCATATACTGTGGCTTTTATTCCTACGTTTCCTCCAGTGTCATAAGGGTCAAGATTTATTGCATACTTCATCTTTAGCTCAGCCCTTCTCTTAGGACTAAATACCATTAAACCAGTATCAGTTCTTTTGTAAGGTATAGGATTCTTATGAGCATCATATAAGTTTGGTGGATATGCTGATGTTGCTTTGAATACATATTTTCCTGTAAAGTTTCCCTCTTTGTCATAATCTTCTCTTAGTGGGAACCTAGGTATAACTGTTTTTCTTCTTGCTGGTGGTAACATTTCCATTATTTGTTTATAAGCAGCTTCTTGTATCTTTTGCAACCTACTAATAAATTCAGCATGCTCTGGTATATCAGGGTCTAATATTATTTCAATGTTATAGCTAGGTTTATTAGCATTCTTTGGAATAAATGGTAAATCTATAAAGAATTTTGTTTCAGCTCTAGGTGTGTATCCGGTAATTTGATTTTTAGCAGTTTTTGCCATCATCCATCAACCTCCTCATTATTGTTTTCTTTTTGATGTTGTTGTTGTTTTAATTTCTGTAAAGCGTATATAGACCATTTCAAATAATTATCTACATGAGATTCAATATCAACATCAATTTCGCCTATGACTCCTTCTTGCGTCCATATAGTAATTTTCACGGCATCCTCTATATCTGAAGGATGTACTTCATATGACAGAGTTTCTGTCTCATAATCCTCGTTTTTCCACCAGCTCCATCTTTTGGGCTGGTATCCCATTATCGCCTCAATTAGCTTGGATATTTTCATCTTCTCTTTCGCCTCCTTTATCATTTTCCTCGTTTTCCTCTTTCTCTTCTTTTTCTGTGGAGTTATAATATTTAATAATACCATCAGCTACCCTCCGTGCTAAATCTTCTGCACGTCTTTCATCTATATCTTCGAATATACCAATAATCCCTGAAACTACAATAGCTACCAATTCCATCGGTTTTACCTTATTTACCTTATAACCTAATTCCAACTGTCCATCCACTAATTCAATGCTGATTTTACATACGCTTTTTTTATTCATCTTCTCTACCTCCTTCAATAGTCTTGTTATTTTTTGTTTCTTGTGTTCCTCCAGGGTTGCCTAAGTCAATACCTAAACCATCAAAAAGACTCATTACAAGCAAGTAAGCTGCTGCTTCTTTGTTGTCAGGTGCCACCTTTTTAATCACTTGTATCGCACTACTTGCTATAGTCCTGACAATCTCAGATGTTGTTACGTCTTCTAAGGCTATTTCTGTGTTTACTTTGTTGTCTTCAAACAAACTCACGTTCATCTTCATTTTAGTGTTCTTCTTTTCCATCAAATTTTACCTCCTTTTTGTATTCTAAAAACTCATATGGTTGTCCAAATAGTTCTTCACCTTTCAACTCAATAATGTGCGCCGTTAGTAAATCTCTACTTATTTGTAGTAACTCATCTGTTGAATGGAATTGTAAGTGTAATAATGCTCCATTCTCAAATACTACCAAAAGGTAGTAAACGCCATCATGATAATAGACTCTGATATGGTGTACAAATTCCTCGGTTATTCCTGGCATATTTTTTTCAAGGATAGCCTCAAAATATACACCATACAATCCTAGTTCCTCTAACATAGTGAATCTACCTTGAATCTCATCCAAACTCATTCTCAGACCTCCTTTCTCATTCTCACGTTTTTATTATACCATATTTTTTAGCCTTTGTCAAGTGTCTTCTGTTAAACTTATGTTACGATTGTTTATATTCCGACTTACTTAAGTAAAACATCATTATCTTTTTTAGTCTTTTTACTCGGTAGTTAGAATATCTAAAAAATTATTTCGTCTATACCTACCGCGTCATTGCTATAATACGAATAACGCTTGAACGAATTAAAAAAATTATCAGTTTCTATTTGAAATATACAATGAGATATTCCAAACATTTTTACCACTTGTGTGTGTATTTCACGTAAGGCACCATCTAACACGACTACCTGCATATCATTACGCAAGCCAGTAATTAATGTTGAACTCCCGTGATTAAGCGATATATTTCTCACTGTATCGTCTGGAAAATCGCACCGGGCACACTGCGTAAGTACCAAAGCTCTTTCTTTTGCTGTATCATAAAATATAATTATGCGTGTATTATATTTGCCACAGTTGTGATTAGGATTTTGTCTTACTGTTTCTAACTCGAAAATCTTATATTTTCCCAACTAAAAAACCTCCTTTCTCATTTTAAAAATAGTGGCTAAAAAACATTTTTAGTTAGATAATGTATATAAATAAATAGAATCACGATTTTCGGTTTTTAACAGTTCATTAATTTCCACGAATGTGGAAAAGAGTTGTTGTAGTAAATTTTCTACGTCTTTTACAAACATGTCCAATTCTTCGGACACTCTTTTTATTTCTTCTATTATTTGCTGCTCTTTTAAACTTATTGCAACTTCTTTCTCGAACCGAAAGAAATTGCTAAAATCATTAAATCCCAAAATTTCTCCCATATCACGGAAGTGACTTAATAAAAAATTATGAAAACTCTGTTCTAAATGCTCAGTATACATATCAATTTCGATAATGCCCTCGATTGTCCCAAAGGCGCTTATCTTGAATACTTTTCTTATCCTAAATACCAAGTTCATAGCTTTCTCATCACCCACCATGGCATTCATCCCTACAAACATTTCCTTTTGCTCCATAATCACACCTCCCGTTAGTTTTAGCTTTCTCATCATTCGCTTAAAAACCTCATAAATTCTAAGGTTGGATAACATATCCATTTTAAGACGTCCAGCGGGCGTTATAACGACTGACTGAATGGTTCTAAGTAAATTTTATCTAAGACGGCCTTTTGTTTGTCTGAGGGCCTACTGGACGCTCTAAAATGAATATTTTAATTTGTGGAAGATAAAGCATCTAGGATATCCGTAAGTGCCAGCCACTTATTTCCATCAATATAGTAACATTTATTACCTGCCAGAGTTTCATAAGAAACTTTTTTGGTTCCGTTAGTAAAATACCAGGTATATTTTTCTTGTCTGATTGCGATACCAAATTTACCCAGTAAAGCGTTTAACCTGTTCTTAGTTGTTTTCGTAAACCACCCAAAACTACGAACAAAAAGCTCATTTTCCATTTTTGCTATAGCGTGTCCATGTAAAAGAAGTAACACCGTATCTTCATCTCTTAGTACTTCAGTATTTCCTCTTCTAAAATTCTTTTTCTCATAAAACTTTTTTACAGCCTCTTCACTAATTTTCCACATTTTAAACCCTCCCTTTAAGTGTGATTTTAAGCCTTTATACAGCCCTTGATCTAGGACTCTATAAAGGCGGCGGTGAACCGCCTTTAAGCTATTTCCCACACATACCTGTTAATAATTGCAAAAAAACCTTCAAGCACGTTATAATCATCTAAAAACATTTCCTTTAATCTTGCTTTAAAGTCATCTTTAATGCCATCTTCACAGTCCCATAGATAGTCATAAACTCGGTCAATTGTTTCTTGTTCCTCGGTGTCTAAAAGATCCTTTAGATAAGCTGTGAGATCTAATAAAAGTGCATACTCAAGACCTTGAAACCCTGCAGTTAGAAATACGTCAATAAAATTCTTAGTTGTTTCGTTAATAATGCTTGCCATTTTTAACCCTCCTTTTAAAATATAGTTACTCTAAATCCACCTTGAACAGGTATAAATTCAGCTTCTAATACTCTTTCTTTTAAAAGCTTTACTGTATAATCAAAATAACTTTCAGAAATGTAAAATTCTTTTGCTCCATCTTCAAGCACATCAATAATTTCCTCATAAACTAAAAATTCCATACCAACACCTCCCTTTAAGTAGTTTTGAACCTGTTACGCCTATATTATATCATATTTTTTAGGTTTTGTCAAGTGCTTTTTATTAATAATTTGTTACGGCTGTATTCAAAAACCTTTAAAGTTTCTCAATACAGCCCCAGGATTAGTTCCCGGAAGCCCTCCTCATAAATATTAAAGCTTCAAAAATTTTATTACCATCCTTAAAATCATCCCAAGAAGCATTTTTGTAAAAAATTTCGTATAAAATTCCATAAAGTAAAAAATAGTCAAGCCCTGTGATTTTTTCAAGCGTCATCAATTCTCTCACATTATAACCACCTAATCCCATATTACTATACTCGTTTTTGAAACAATATCCTTTATTCATACCGCTATACATACTAAAACCTCCTTTTTATTTTTGGCACTAATAAGAGAATTAAAAACTCCCTTATTAATACCACCGGATATCCCGGCGGCTTTAAGCATATAGAAAATACTCATTAAAACTATGTTTTGTATATTGCTCTACTAAGGCAGCCTCTTGTTTTGTAGCTTTTAAGAATTCTTTTACTTTTTCTAAGATAGTTTCGTCTTTATTGTCGTCTGTTAAAGTTACTTCAATAATTTTTGATACCTCTGTAATTAAAGTGCCCTCATTATTAGTATAATACCCTACACTATCGATTATTGAAGCGCCGCCGGCTATAGAAACTACTTCCTTAGTTAATTCTCTAAAATGATACATATCAATAATTTCACCTTGACTGTCTGATAATCCCAAAAAAATTCTAAGTTTCTTCATGGTTTCGCCTCCCTGTTAGTTGTGTTTTTTTTTTTTTTCGATTTACACACATAGTATATCATAATTTTTTATCCTTGTCAATGACAGAGAAGTAACATAAATATTAAGAAAAAGTTAAGGGCCATGTAATTGGCTTCCATAGTAAGTAAGACGCATTACAATAGGTAGTTTATAGTCTTTTTATTAGTATTTATTTAAGGTTGTTGTAGGTAGTTAAAGACTTTATATAATACTTAGTATTACTTAGTATATATACTTAGTATATACTTAGTATTACTTAGTATTTATTTATTTAAGGTTGTTGTAGGTAGTTAAAGTATTACTTAGTATTACTTAGTATATATACTTAGTATTACTTAGTATATATACTTAGTATTACTTAGTATATATACTTAGTATTACTTAGTATTATATATAATAAGACCTAGACTTCTTAGAATTCATACCCCCACCTCCCAAAACAAAATAAGACCCAAGCCAGTGGCTACTACTTTTAAATTGATACGATAAAGTATAAACCAATACAGAAATTTCGCAAGGGTCTTATTACTACTACAAAGTAGTAATAAAGGGTCTAGGTATTCCAGCCTCCCACATCTCTTTTATTAAACTCTAAAATACCTTTATACTCCCTTTATATATAATACGTAGTATTATATATAAAGGGAGCTAATCAGGCCTCTGGCTACCTAAGTCTCTCTAATCCGCTTCCCAAGCCATCTCCAGCCATCCCCCTACTTCCAAGGCTTTCGTATTACTGGTTTAAAAGGATGGTTAAAGGGCGATAAAGGATGTTTATGGCTGATTATTTAGGTATATACCAAGGCTATCCCAGGAACTTCCAGGAATATCCCAGGAACTTCCAGTAATATTCCTTGGACCTTCCAGTAATATCCCTGGACCTTCCAGGAATATCCCAGGAACTTCCAGTAATATCCCAAGGCTATCTTTAAATTTAGCGCGCCCTGTATGACTAGAGCCAGCCTTGCTTTAAGACAAGGGATGGCCGGTAAAAGCCTTGGAAATCCATTGTTTTGCCAATGGGATGCCAGGGTACCGGGGGGGACCAAGGCTTGCGGTTCGACCGCACCTACCCTCTCAGGTTTTATGACCAAAACTAGCCCAAGTTATCCTGTTCACAACCTATGGCTATTCTCTGGCTCTCCTCCGGCCAACCCACAGCCAACCTCCAGCCTATCCCCTTTGCTACTTATAGAGAGGTAGGAGGAAGTAGGACTAGAGGAAGACTAGAGGTGAGGAGAGATACCAATGCGGAGTTTGGTGGTGGATTAGGAGAGACTAGGGCTAGACTAGGGCTTGGCCGGATGTCGCATTGGTCCTGGGACTATCATTAGTACAACCTTCGCATTGGTCATGGGTCTTACCAGTAGATATGCTGGAGATGTCTTGAGTTAGTCGATGCGTCTAGAGAGTAGAGAAACTGGAGGAGACTTGAGGGAGACTTGGGATAGCCTGGGAAGTGCTACGCAG